ACCTTTTACTTTCTTTACCAAGTTTCCTGCGGTTGCAAACTTTGTTGCCATTACAAGAATGGCCTTATCACGATGAAATAACATCATCCATACAATATAGCCAGCCGTAATGGTAGAAATACCAAGTTGCCGTGCTTTTAAAATAACATTAAAGCGATAGTCGTTAAAATCTTTAAGAAGTTCATCCTGAAAATCATACGTATCAAATAAAATCAGCCCGTGCATCGGGTGAGATATACGGGCATACGTTGTTAAAAAATAGGATGGGTCCTTACCGCACTTTAATATTTCTTTTACTTTTTCCTTTTTTGATAATTGAAAATTCATTAGTCATTGCGTTTATATTTTGCACGTAAGGCGCTTATCTTGTCTCCCCGACCCATGGGATCTTGCATTCGCCCATGAATGCCTCGCAGATCGGTTACATCTCCGGGGGGAACATCTTCTTCTTCGCCCGTCACCTCAATCGTTTCTTCGGGCTCTAATAGTTCGAGGGCGCGCGACAGGCCGGCCACCACAGAATAAACACTAGCTGGTTCGTCTGAGTCATAAGCATCGAGGGCATCTTTTAGTATTTGTGTAAGCGCTTTCAAATCAACATCGCCCTTAAGAGTCATCCCTGTGCTTTGAGGTTCTAATTCTCCTGTTGGGATGTCCACGGGATCATCGTCTTCGTTCCTCATTTCTTCTTTAATCATTTGGATTAATGTGGATTTTGTGATTTTCATTTTTCGATTTCTGAGCCTTTCTTGCGAGTATCATTCTTCGGGCGCTTGCCTTTCCAGCCGCCTAAATCGAGAAAGGTTCTCCAACTCTTCTCTAGGGTGTCTTCTGAGCCTTCATCAATAACAATGACATCATCGAGGCCACCAATCTTATACTTCTGATAAGCAGTCGCCCAAGAATGTACGCGGGATGCGCTCTCAACGCGAACATCAATCTCGCCTTCCTTCGTTAAAGAAACAGACTTACCTGTAACTTTACGGTATTCCTTTTTGAGAAACTTGGAGATGTCGGCCATTGTTTGATCCATCTCTCCTTCAAAGCCGCCGTTATATATTTCTTTAAGTTGAACTTGTGTTTGATAACTAATACAAAGATAGGGGCCCATGAACCTAACGCCAAAGCCATCGATGACTCTTTCATCAAGTAACGCATCGCCTTCTTCGCGGCGTAATCCAATCTCACGAAGTTTTCCATCTTCGTCAAGGGCGCCATCATATGCGTTTGCGGCTGCTTGTGAAAGCCCTCGTACTATATCTAAAACTGAAACTGATTCTTTTTTCTTAGCCATTATTGGGTCTCCATCCTTTTAACCAACGATCTTCTCTATCCTCAACATATTGTATATAGCATTTATAACAACAATCAAACTTAACTAAACAAATATCATCCAAAGATTTTCTTGCGAATGAATCGCAGATTGGACATGAACGTATAGCATCTCTATTAAGTAGTTTTTTTGATACCTTTATTCCATTAATGTCTACTTTTTCTTGAGACTCCTCAAGTTTCCTAGTTTTCTTATAAAACTCCTTCATTTGTTGAAGGTATTCTTTTTCTTTAGTCTCGTCCCAATTCCCCTTGGGGTTTTGAATTGCTTCGTCGCCATACTTTTCACTGATGGCTTTTTCAACGCTGGCAATATAATCGGGATTTTTACCCATCTCAATTATCTAGTGCGGCTGCTAGATTATCTGCTTCAAAAAACATCATTCGATCCATCTGAATTCTTTCAATAAATTCTAAATATCTTTCATTTGAATCAAATACAATCGTTGATATCACACTACCGCCGGCTGGTTTGCCCACACAAATAGTCATGACAGGTTGATGGATTTCTTTGGAGCCCAAAACCGAAACGAAGCCCTGCATCTTCTCTACTGATACTCCAAATGGGATTGTGAGCATTAAGCGCCCTCCCATATCAAGTTGTTTCTCTAACACCGATTGTGGCGTTTCTTCTTTAAGTGGTGCGGCAAATGTCATTATTTCTCCTAGTTGATAAATTGTTTTGCTATAATAACTGTTGCAACCACACCGGACGCACCACCTACACTAAACCATACCCACTTGTTTGGTGGAGACTGTTTCTTAATAGTTTCTTGTAGTTTGACGATCTCTATATCCTTCTGCTCGACAATCAGTTTATATTCTTGATCTAACGCTTCATACCGAATTTCACAATTTTTTCTTTCTAGTTCGAATTCAGTGTTGGCGATATCTAAATTATACTCTATTTCTATATCACATTGTAGTTGCCAATTGGCTTTTTCTGTGAGAATTGAGGCAGTGGCTTCTGGATCAAACAAAACCCCTTCAAAAGGTGCAGGTTGGTGTTCGGCCATAAAAGTAAACTTTCCGTCATCGGCTACTGCGGTGGAAGAAATTAAAAGTAATGCCAATATTCTATTCAACATAATCAAATCCAAATAAAGCCTGTATTTCTCCAACTAATAATTCGGGATCATCAACAAATTCTTTAGTAAACTCTTTGTGCTTTTTTCTTTTTAATTTGTCTAGTTCTTCTTTATCCATCTCATAGCGCTCTTCTATGTCGCTCAATTGTTGTTCGTACTCTTGCAACGCTTCTTCTCGTTTCTCTAATTCTCTTTTGTGAATCTCTTGAAGTCCCTCGATCTGATTTTGTAGACTTTCTTGAGTCGTTATGTATGCGCTTTCAAGTTGTCTATAGTCATAACGCATTTTGCCTATCACTAATAATAGGCAAATTACAATTAGGATTTCCTTCCAATTCTTTTTAGCAAACTGTAGAACTGTTGCTACATTCATTAGACACCCTTGAGTTTAGCAATCGCATCAATAATGCCCTGGCCGCCGAGATATAAACCGGAAATAATAACCCAGTCAGCGGACTCAAGATTGGCCGTTAGCATCAATCCTGTTGCCGTGACCCATACTAATAGTTTACGAGAAATTGCTTTTTCAAGCACCTTGTCAACTTTTCCTTTAATCATACTCATCATTTTTACTCCTATTTAATTTCGCCCTGCTTTCGAAGAGTAGATGCTACATAAGCATTTGCTCTCTTTTTAGAAAATCCTTTAGTACTTTGAACACACTTTGATTTTCCAGCAAAGGTCTTATAATTATCGTGGCTAAAACAATTTCTCTTCTTTTTCTTCTTTTTCTTTTTCTCATTAAGCGGATCTTGTGTGCCAATTAACTTACCCAATTGATTTTTATACAACTTGCCCTCATCGGTTTCTGGCATCCATTCGTCATATAGCTCCTGGACTTCACATTCTAAATTACCAGTCGGCTTCTCGGTCATATCTAAATCGGGAAGATCCTCTTCTCTGTCGCGAACAGCCGCAAGATTCCCCGTAACACCACCGAAGCCGCCAGGGGCCCCACCGAACTCTTTCATAATCTCTTCTTTAAGAATCTGATGGAATTGGGATTTTGTGATTTTCATTTTAATCATGATAATCCAAGGGAAACCAGCCGGCTTTTCGGTCCGCTGTGCGTTCCCGGGCAGTCTGGGCCCGGCTCTTGGCGTGGCCTGCAGGAGATACGGCGTCTAAAAGTTCATCAAGTGCATCAATAAGTTCTTGTTGTATGTCTTTAAACGCGTCCCGGCGGTAGTCTTTGTGTAATTCAAGTACGTCTGGATGGCGCGGTGCGGTGCGAATTCTATTTTGCAATAACTTTTCTAAAGCAAACCCTACGCCACTCTTGTCGTCTTCGGGATCAAGAGGTACTGTCAATGGATGTACACCGGACTGGAATTTGCCTTCGGTCTTGTCAAGTAATTCATAAACAAACTCAACTAATTCCCTAGTTTTAAACGTGTGTGGCAGTCGAGTAACTCCATATTTCTTGGCAAATTCATCAATTCCGCCAATGCGGGCCCCTTCAATTACCCTTTGTAATTCCTCTTTAATAATTCGGTTTAGTTGTTGTTTGGTGGGTTTCATCTTTCTCTAAATCTTTTTCATTAATTAATGGAATCTGTATACGATCTAACTTTCTCAGCCTCTTTTGGATTCGTACATCATCAGGTAAATAGTTCCTAATATCTTCTATGACACTCTCCATTTCATAAACATAATCTAAGAATTTGTAAATGTCATCGGTATCTATTTCTTTTGGATGTTTAACGCAAACCCGTGCATCTATCATCTTCTTTTTGGATTCATAGGGGAGGATGATAAATTTTTTGGGCTCTACGATTTTATTATTGGTGAACATATGCGAAACCGTTTTTCTTCTCAATAACGATCTGCATATCAACACAATCTTTGAGAGAATCAAGATGAGATATCAATAATACTGTTTTAAAGTATACTTTAACTAGTTCCAAAATACGAATGAATCCTTCCATATTTTCTTCATCTAGCGCGGTGCCTGGTTCGTCAAGAATAAAAATATCCCCCTTTGGCAACGAAGAGACTGATAGTAATGCCAAACGAATAGCCATCGCACCCATCGTTTTTTCTGCGCCAGAGGCCATTTCAATTGGCCTGGGTTCGTGTTTGGGGTGCTTAATGAAAATATCGAATTTGTTTCCACTACCTTCGAAGAAGACTTCGAAATCAACAATATTAGCCAATACCTTTGCAATCTCTTGATTGATGATTGGCAATTTCTTTTTGATGATATCGTAAGCAATACCGCTAGAATGCATGCATCGCATATACAAATCATAAGCAGAAAATTCTTCACGTAGATTATGAAACTCTTCTTTCTGTTCTTTAAGTGACTTTAACTTCTCTTCTCGGGAACCATGAGATTTATACAGTTCCAAAATTTTGTTTTGGCAATCCGTAAGTTCTATTTGTGTAGAGGCGATCTCTCTCACAACTGAGTTTTTATCTCGCATTAATTGTTCAAGATTCTCAATCGCCTCCTTGTTGTCTTCATAGGATTTAATGTCAATGTTCAATTCTGAAATCTCTTTTTGGAGTCTTTCATAAGAAACGTTATTCTTTTCTATTTGCAATTGTATATTGCCTATTTGACTTATCAAATTACTTTGTTGTATGGCTGCTTTTTCATAATTACTAATAGTATCATAGATGTCTTTAGAATTAAGTTTTTCTATTTCTGCTCTATTTTCATCTATTGCATTTTTGGCATTTTCTAAAACATTCTCACATTCAGGAATTCTCGCGATAGCAACATATGCGTTCTTTATAAATTTACAAGATGGATATTGGTCTCCACAAGGAATATTGTCTAATAATTTAGATTTGAATTCATTCTCGTTTAATTCTCGTTCGGCCGTCGCAAGACCTTGATACAAATAACTCATTTGAATATTTAGATTAGAGATTTCTTGTTCTTTCCTTTGATAATCTCCAATATCAATTTCATCTAAATATTCCTCAACGAGCGCTAATAAGTCTGTTTTTACCTCTTCTTCTTTTCTTAATTGTTTATTAATACTTTCTAACGAAATAGATTGGCTATCCTTGCTCTGTGTTTCCTTCTTAAGTTTAACAATATCAACAATCTTGGCAGGAATAGAATCTATTTTTGCATCCAGTTCTTTTAACTTTTCTTGCTTTTGAACAACTCTTTCCGTAAGAATATCACATGCATCTTCTTGTTCTTGAAGAATTGTTTTGTTCTCTTTCAGTGCAGAGCGCGCTTCAATAATAGATTCATTAAACTCTTTGCCTTCTAATCGTTTCAGGGCGCCCTTAAGATCAATACTGTCTTCCTTGGACATCTTAAATTTCTTTTCAAAAATCTCAAGATCGAGGAACTTAGCAATAATCTCCTTACGACGGGTAGAACCCTCATCTATAAATGCCAACGAACCATGCTGGGCGGCCATAGAAGACATCAAAAAATCATCCATAGTACCCAGGCGCTTCCTGATATTTTTGTCAGTCTCAGGGCGCGACAGGCCGTTTAAACTGGTAGTAGATTTAGAGACTCGATCATAGCATTCAAAATTCAAATCTGTCTTTGCTTCAAGTGTTTCTTCGCCCTTCAATCTTTTAATATATTTTTCGGAAGAGCGCTCTATCAAGAATGTTTTCTCTCCAATATCTATTTTAATTCTTCCGGATCCTGATGGCTTGTTTTGATTAATAACATTAAGGTTTTTACGTTCGTTCTTAGATGTCGAATTAAACATACTGTATAAGGCAGCATCGATGATAGAAGTCTTCCCGGAAAAGTTCTTTCCAAAGATTCCAACAACCCCTGACATCCTAGCAAAATCAATTTTGTTCTTCTCTCCAAAATTAAATAAGTTGCTCCACTCAAAAGATCTCAATTTCCAGTTAATATTTCTTGAAATTTCTTCATTTTCTTCTATAATCGTACTGTATTTTTTATTGAGATCAATAACCGTATCCATCAAAGAATCCTCAACTTGATAGTCTTTTAGGTATTCTCTCATCAATTCTTCTTGAACCGCGGAATCCCGCAGGTTTTCGGTCTTTAAAGAATTTGTTAGTTCCTCTACATTGCCACGGTCGCCGGCGGCACGATTCAAAAATGTGATTGCCTCTGGCTTGAATCTGTGCTTGGCTACATTAAGGGCCTTCTTCATAACGCTTAATGGCAAATTATTATTGCTCACTAATCGTAAACGTGCGTTCGGCGGAACACTTGTCTTATGGGGCATGCGACCTTTTGGCGTAAGCTCGATAGTCATAAACGGCTTCGGGTTCTTAAAGGCAATTGGTTCTATTTCCCAATCGTCTTTTGATTTAATGTCCCAAAGCAGAATGCCCTTGTCGTTAGTCTCGCCATGATTCTGTTGAACCGTCGAACCAGCATACCAGACGCGGCCTTCCAAATCTAAAAATTGGCGACGATGAATATCTCCCAACATCGCATAATCATGATCATCAAAGATCGTAATCTCGTCGTCGCCATATTTCATCGTCCAATTTGTGTCAGTCTTGCATTTACTAATTGAACCGTGATAGAGTGCGATGTTAATCTTATTCGGATCAGATGGTTTAACCCACTTATCTCGATCAAAAACAGAAAGCACATTCAAACAAAACTTATCGTTTATGTGTGTCTCGCCTGAATTTTTAAGAAGATGTAAGTCCTTCATGTTAAGAGCATTCACAATAGGTGTGAGTGCATCTTGTCTGCTGCTGTTCTTTAAGTTGCCATCATGATTGCCGAGAATAATATATGTCGGCGCGATGGTGGCAAGATTCATAAAAAAATTAGAACACATCTCCACAAACTCCGGAGAGATCTGTGTTTTTGTGTGCGCGATGTCCCCACAATGGACAATGCAGTCTACTTTTTCTTTTCTTAAAGTCTCATACAATTCTTCAAATATGATTCGGTATTCGTAATGATATTTTAAATTCTTAATGTGGGTGTCAGATATATGTGCAAATCTCAACTAGTGTTCCTGTTAATTTATCAAAGGAGCAACGAAATGCTGTACAATGGGATTGAGAAAAGTGCCACCAATAATATAATATGTAATAAGAAGAGTCGCCTTAAGTGTTATGTCCAATAGAAAATTCATTTTGCCCTCGTCTATCATAATTTAACACATTTAAAGGAGCATGTCAAGTGTTTATTTCCGACCCAGGGCCTTGTCGGCTATAGCTTTCTTTGCTTTCGCCATATCTTTAACAACATATTCTTCCCATAAATATAAATAATATTCTGTAGAAGATTTTCCAGTACCGGGCATAACCATATTCAATGGTATCTTATTAAACGGGAGATATATAAGACCATCATATTGAGAAGTTACTTGTACATCTCCCTTAAAGCCCTCATTATATGCTCTTTGAAGGGCTCCTTTTTGGTTTTTTTTGCCCTTGCCATAATAGCCAAACCGAAAGTTTCGTACAAAATGATACATATCGGGGAATTTTTGCATCCACTCTGCGGCCGTGCCGGAGCCACGTACCACATCGCTTTTCTCTATTCTAGGTATTTTAACTTCATGACCCTTTTGATCTATAATGTCTTCAGCTACTGCCCGCATAACTCCATATTCGGGAGCAAGAATGCCGATTGTTCCACTCCTACTGTCCAATAAATAAGGAAAGTCAGTAGGCTGTGAAATTACTCCTTCAGTGTCTTCTATGTCTGACGATTGCAAAGAACCTTTTTCAGTTTGCCACGTCCAACTGAACTTTGTTGGCATTGATAGATCTGTGCTTATCTCATCTATTATATACTGATCACTGGCGCGATAGGCGGCATCTTTGGCATCGCGCGCGGCCTTTCGCTTGTCTCTGTCGGTTTGTCCCTTTATTTGACCCAAGCCAATTGGTATACCGGAAACAGCAGCAGGGATACCCACAGCGGCTGCGGCAGCACCCGCCTTCTTTAAAAAGTCCCTTCGACTTTGTTGTTTATATGCCCTTACTGCATCATCTTCTTGTGCTTCTGTTAAAAGGATGCCTTTTTTTACACACTCCTCTCTTAAAGCAAGACGAAACTTTTCGGCTTGGTAATCAATTAAACGATCAACCACTTCTTCCTT